TCTCCTTAGCTTATTATTCATACTACCATAACTTTGATAATATGTACACAACTATTTTGCTTCCTCCGTCAACCACTGTTTGATCGAACCAAACTTGATACCGAGCTCATACTCGAGTACCTCATATCCATAGAAGCTGAGCTCATCGGCACTAAGGCCTTCAGCATCTGCAATGATCTCGATAGCACGCGTACGAGTAGAACCTTCGACAAGTTTCATCGTCTCGTCGACCCGAGCAATGAAAGCCTCAAAGTTATAATGCTGCTCGACCTTCTGTTCCGAGATCTGGCGTTCGGCCTGCGTGTTTAGGTAGGCAAAGTCTTCGTCAAACTCCTGCATTGACACGAACGTGACGTAACGTGGGCGGCTACCATATACATCCTTGTACAGATCAGAGTACAACGAACCATCCTTGGTTTCAGGGAACATGGCATCGATATCAGCAAGGGTCAAGAACATTTTGAATACCTTCTCATTGGTTGATATATCCATTATACACAGTTTTGGAATATTGTACACAACTATTTTAGCCGTGCATCTGAATACCTTCGATACGAGGCGAGATCTTCTTGGCAGAGTACTGCACGCCGTCGATCTCGAAGAAGTATCGGCCATGACATGGACCAACCTTTTCCCAATGAAGCTTAAGAATCTCACGCTCACGGAAGGGGCTGATACCATGAGTCCAAGGACGGCCGGTACGCAGTTCGAACGAACCACCACAGAGGTTAGTGATCATATTTGTTCCTTTCATCATCATAGATTCATCCTACACTCTTTTCATAATATTGTACATACAAAAATGCGCCCAGAATCAACCGGGCGCATTTAGTTTTGCAAATGTAGATGGATTACTTTTTACGACCTATGCTGTACTTTGTCACCAGGTTCCACTCATCCTTCTCCTTGAAGGGAAGGATCTTGATCTGGTTCAGTGGAGTCAGCGGAGATGCTGTGCTACCATCCTCAGCCAACTTGATCAGACCCCAATCTACCAGAAGATTCGTGATTACGTTCCTACGGCCCATATCCTCCTCAGAGAAGTTAGATGGCTTACCGTCAAGAGCAAAGAGTTCCTTGAAGTGAACGATGTAATACTTTCCCTGCTTGTGCAGGATATGGCATGATTGGTACAGAGTCTTGTCCTTGCGTGATGCAACACCGATACGTGTCAGCGTCTCACGAACCTTCAGGAAATCGTCTTCCTCGCCGAGTCTTACCTCGATTAAACTATCGACTACGTTCATTTTTGACTCCACCCTTATCAAGCTTGTTTTTTATTGTTTTCATTTGATCTGGGGAAAGCAACTTAATTGCGGCTTTGGCCTTTTGACGGTTATAGCCGTAGTAGGACATTACTAGCTCTAAATCACTATCCTTATCTTTCTTTACCCATTTCGAATATCGTTTACTGGGCCGTACAATATTTATTAGAAAGGAATATTGCAACTTGTTGTCCAGTCCATGATGAACGTTCATCATGTTGGCGAGCTGAATGGTGTCAGCAAAGTAGGATAGTGCTTTGTTAGTAATGAATGCGTTGTAAGTCTTCTCTGCTAGCTTATCGTTCTCCGTACCTTTCATTAGGTTCTTTTTAGTGGAATTGATCGATGCTACAAAATCAAATGGGTTCATCTTTCTGTCTGCCCTTCATAATCACTTCGGCAGACTTGTCAAAGAAGTCTGCACATTTCTCACATATCTCAAGAGAGACCACACCACTATCAGTATTTACCCGCATCTCGTGGAATGGCACACTCTTGGGATACTTATCTTCACACACGGCGCATGTCTTGTTCTTGTTGAACCAGGTCACAAGAACTCGCAGTCCGCCATGACTTCGGTGAGACAGGCAGTCAGATTAATCTCAGGATCAGCTGCAAATGCATTCTGATATTGATACTTTGCAAGGTGGAGAACCAAGACGGGGATTGAGTTAGCCTTGATATAGTCCTCCGCCTTGTCAAAGAAGGCACGGAAGAACTCTGTAGTATCCATGTCAGACTCTGCAACCCACTTGCGCATGCCACTGAAGTTACGGTCCTTCAGGTACGTGATAAGCTTGGTGAGTGCAGAGTCTGAGAAGTTTGACAGGATACCAGAGTCAATGTTACCAGTAGCAGAGTACTGCTGGAGTTCATTGAGAACGCGACGCCAGTCGGGGAAGTGCTTACTCAGAACCTGAGCAACCGCCGCCTTCTCGAACGGCACGTTCTCCTTCTCAAGGATGACAACCACACGCTTCATGAACTGAGATGCGAGGGTAGCCATCTCTGCCTTAGAGATCTTGAAGTTGATGACGGAGCAACGTGACTGCAACGGCTCGATGATACGATCCTTGAAGTTGCAGGTCAGGATGAAGCCACAGTTAGCCGAGAACTCTTCCATAAAGTTACGAAGAGCCGGTTGGGTAGACTGTGCGTTGAGATAGTCAGCCTCATCTAGGATGACATACTTGCGTCCACCAGATAGTGAGATGGAGGAAGCAAAACGAGAAATGTCGTTGCGTAGAGTATCGATACCACCGTTCATAGAACCGTTAATAACGATATAGTCACAACCCAGTTCCTCACACATAGCTCGAGCAACCGTTGTCTTACCGACACCAGCTGACCCAGATAGGATGAGGTTAGGGATATTCTTCTGATCGATGAACTGTTGGAATACAGTCTTCAGATGAGTAGGCAGGATAGTATCGGCAATAGTCTTGGGACGATACTTCTCTGTCCACAAAAATTCTTCAAGCATAATATATCTCCATCACAAATCAAAAATTAACCGTCGTACTTAGAGTTACTCTCCACTGCGATCCAGTATTCTACAGTCTCGCCCTTGAAGTGGCTGAGACCCTTTGACGAGATGGATACGTCATACTTACCTGGGATCAACTTGATATTATCCGAACGGAATACCATACGGAAGTTTGCATCGGTCTCACCGACCTCTACACTGAACGAGTCATTCGTTGCACCCTTGGTATCCACAGCCTGTAGGAGGATACGACCTTCGATACCAGTGACAGCGATATCAGGAAGCTGTGATACACTCAATGCCTTCATGACACGACCCAGAGCATCCTCAGTGAGCTGGAAACGAACTTCAGGATTTGGCAGTTCAATATCACGGTCAGGTGCAACCATGATCAGCGACTGGTCACTGAATGCATACTTGAACTTGTTATTACCCTCAGCAATCTCAACATAAGTTTCCTTCAGAGTAAGCTCAGGTTCATTGAACAGCGAGACAGTACCGAGGAAGCGACTGAGGTCATAGATGGCAAAGGTTGCATCAAATTCTTGTGTGAGGAATGCGCGAGCAAGGACAGACTTCGTAGGCGAGATGGTACGAACCTGATTACCCTGCTTGATCATAATGTTCTGATTGATAGACGAGAAGTTCTTGAGGATTTGTGTGGTATTTGAGTTAAGCTTCATAATATATTCTCCATGTTGAAAGGGACTTATCCGCAGTCATTTACCAGTATAACATGACTGCGGATAAGTGTACATCACTATTTTAGTTGATTGGTGTATTGGACATATGACATAAGGTCATATCAGCAGGAGATACCTGATAATCAAAACAGTTTGATGCCCAACCATACCACGTTTCACGACCCTGATAGTCATGAATAATCACATGCGCATCCTGCTTAGCTTTCTTTGATAGGAAAGCTGCAGTAGGACCACGACCGATACCATCAACCAAGAACACGTCAGCTGTCTTGATGATATCCATACTAGGACAGATGTATTCTGCCAGACCACATCCCATATCCTCCTCAGGACGTGCGTAGTATGTGTTGGTGACTTCCGAAGGGATATAAAGGAAGATATGACGTTCAATGTTAGGATGTTCTTTAATCCTGTCACTGATCTTATCATACCATTGCTTATTATGCTCAACAGAAATTAGATATTGGCCATCCTTAAGATTATCCAAGAAATAAAGTGTAGAACCACCGCAACCCCACTCAACCATTGTTCCATTCTCTGGAAGAAGACCCATGATATAAGATGGTTCAGCCTCCGTCATTTGGATCTCAATCTCACCAAGCTGTGATTTATAATATGCGGTACTCATATATTACTTTCTCTTGCTTAGTTTATCAAGCTGTGACATATCCTTGATTGACTTCTGTGGAGGTGACGCTTGACCACCCTTCTTCAACTGACCAACATCAGCAGTTGCAGATGCACCAATCTGAGCAAGATCAACCAATGAACCACCGAAGACATACATGCCAACGTGTTGCAACTGCATCCATGGGCACAACCACACCTTCATACCAGCATTACGTACCCACTGACAGAACATGTAGTCTTCAGACAGATAACGTTCTGAGTATTCTGGACGATCACGAGCAGTACTCTTCGAGTCCTGAATGAACTCAATCAGCTCTTGGCTTGTTGCATCTGGCTTATTTTCGATGAACGCCTTGAGTTCAGGTACAAGTTGCGCACGCTTTGCATCAATTGGAGTATCAAAGAATGCCATGATATAGCGACTACCGTCAAAATGTTCGGTACGAACATGGTCAGGCTTGTACAGTTGCTGGGGATACGCATCCTGGAACTTCTCGAAGGTGTTACGACGGATCATCATGAACCCGGTACCAGCTTCGAGAACTTCAACCGGTTCACCAAGTGGAATTTCAGCACGATCACCGGCTGGGTTGAAGACGTAGTCACCTACATACTTTTCAAGAGTGTTAGGATCTTCGTCTGCAAATCCCTTATCAACTGCCATTTTGATCTTTTCCCAACTGATGCACTTCTTGGGATAAGGACCTGCAATGATATCGTAGTTATCATCATCAGGATTCTCTGACTGTAGAGCCATCAGAGCGATAACATCATTGGCGTTGAAACCAATGTCAGAGTCGATGAACATCAGATGGGTATCACCCGAACGCATAAACTCATCAGCACAGTAGTTACGTGCACGAGTAATCAGCGACTCATTGAACAGAAAGTAGAATCGAACCTGAATTCCATAGTGGGTGCAGAGAGCCGAGAGATCGGCGATCGAGCGGGCAAACATGCCCTGGCACTGACCACCATACATAGGTGCAGCGATGAAAAGCTTTCGTTCACGAAGCTTCTCAATTGGTACGTTGATTTCAATTCCCATAATTAATCCTTGTTTTCATTATCATGAACGTTGAGTTGGATAATGGCGTAATGAATAACCTTCATGAGGTCCTTACGCCATTCTGCTGGATCACCCTTACGACCATAGCGTTGGGTGTATTTCATCATATTCCCAATATTGAAGCCGGTTCCATGACCTGCATCAATGATGAATTCTGTTGCTTGATATTTGTTTTGGGAATAGTGCTGACCATAGGTAGCATCGATGTAAGACTGAATCTCTTTGATTGATTCGCCTTCGTTATATTTATACTCGATATTATAGGGCTGCTGATTTAAAATGCCAGATGGAATTAAAATATTTTTCATTATATAAAAAAGTCCTCTATAGTTATGGGTTTAGTTTCAGGTAATCCAGACCATTTCCTTCCTTGCCAATGTGGATATGATGCTCGTGAAAGATGGACTGACTTGGGTTTCTCCATGTGAGCAAAGTCAAGTTCACCATTGTCATTCTTTAGATAGTCAGTCCACTCAATGAAGTTAACATGACTAGACGTGCACTGTGTCTTCATCTCATTCTTGAAGATCAGACGAACTGTCTCACGACTTGCCCAGTCACCAAAGAACGGAGTACCCTTGTAGTAACCAGTCTTAGGAAGTGCACGAGACTCATTCTCGACAGGAAGTAGTTCATATGCATATACTTTATCAATATCAAGGTTGAACAACTGGTTATAATATTTGCGTGCGAGAGCCCTTGTTGCTTCTTCGGGATGAGTCTGACGCATCAGGTGGTGACGCAGATCGATGTTACCGAAGTAGAACTCAGCAACCTTACTATCGGGCTGGATAAAGGTATTTAGTCCTTGACTAAGTGCACCGTGTAGCGTCTTAAATGGAACCGAGTTGACATGCCAACCTGGTCGATACATGCAGATAGCATGACTATCGCCGGCGACCACATTGCCCGTATGTGTAATATTCTTGATAGTTATGGCTGTATTCTCGATACGCTTTAGATTTTCCCAGTCAACCTTTACCCAGTCAGGATGGATCTCGCCCTTCATACGTGGCTGAAGCATCTCTGAGTACTTAGGATGATCGATCCACAGAGAATATACCCTGCCCTTGAACTGTGAGTATCGGATCAGGTTGTCGATACCACCATAGTTCTTCATGCCACCGAATAGGTTGAGAGATCCACCCCAGTCATTGCCGTGGTAGACGCAGATCTCACCAAAGGAATTGATGTCAGGATGAATGTCACCGGTACGATCTAGGTGCACATCGTATCCAACCTCCTCCAACTGGTTCGCATAGATCGCCGCCTGAGCAGCACGATGCGAATGGATGTTGGAGGAGACATGGGTGAATGGGGAGGTGACGAGCGTTCTCATATTATTCACTATACATCAAGGGCGGCATAATGTACATCATTTTTTGGCCAATCACGGTAACTATTTACGCGATCGTAAATGGTAGGATCATTCAGAACTGGTTCTGATCCTACGTTCCAGAATAGGATGTTCCTGCCGGTATTCTTAGGAATGTACTTCCATACCTTACCATCATACGTATCTATGCAAGGAAACGGTGGAAGGTTGCCAGCCTTCTCACTCTGTTGGAAAGGCATCGGTTCAGAGATAACATCGGCGCGGCCAAGTTCACCAGCCTTCAGGTTACGTGACACAGCAACCGAATGGAACTTGGCATTCGGCCATGCAATCTGCATTGCTCTCGAAAGAACGCCGGTCGAGATGGCAACATAAACCTCATCAGGTTCTGGGATCTTAGATGCAGCCTTGACGATACCGGCAGTCACAAGTTCATGCTTTAGACCAAGAGGGACAAAGAATGCATCATCCTGTGTATTAGCCCAGTCACTGGCAATCTTGTTTAGGTTCGGCATTGCAGCAATACGATGGAACGATGCCTCTGCACCACGCTCAATGCAACATGCCTGATGGTGCGAGATTCTCTTGGCAGAAGGCATGAATAGCTTGACCTTCTTATCATAACGTTTGGCAACATCAAGGATAGAGACACCGGCAAGACCTGTACGTGGCTGGACATACACAATAGTCGACTGATTGATTTTTGACATCAGACAGTCACCACCGCGTACCTTGGTTCCTGTGATAAGATCATCACGGACACACCGAACACCGTCGTGAACCGTAACGACAGGATCAGGATAAGGATCAGACCATGTTCCGGCCAGTTCTAGATAAAAATCCTTGGCACCTTGCCAACTACGATATCCAACATCCTTGTTATAACCATCTACAACATGTTTATCATGACTCATGCCATATTCCTTACCAGTTGTTTGTACTGATCCACACTCAGACCAGCTTTATCTATTATATAGCCGTCTGATGG